CTGCAAGAAATAACAAATCGTTTGCGCCCCAGAGTAGGTCAAGCTGATACACAAGGTCGATTGATTGTGATTAGTACACCTAACGGTACAGGTCCACTACACGATCTGTTTACGTTAGCACTAGAGAATGATGAGAAGTATGTTGTTCGTCATTACAATTACTTGCAAATGCGTAGCGGTAATAAAAACTTTATTGATGAGCAGAAACGTATCATCAGCCCACTAAAATTTAATCAAGATTATATGTGTCAGTGGGAAAGCGTTAGTGACGCATTCTTTTATACTTGGGACAGACACAAATACACACGTGAAGTCAAAGACTTTGGTGGCGATTTATATACATTCCACGACTTTAACAAACGTGTTATGTGCGCTACTGTTGCTCAAGTTAAAAAGAGTGGGCATAAAGAAGGCACGATAGAGATATTAAAAAGTTATGCGATACCTGACTGTAGCACAGAAGGAATTGCCGATGCGATTAGACAAGACTTTCCTAAACGTAGAATAAACAGCATCATTGATATGAGTGGAACACAAGTTAATCGTGATACAACAAGTCCCTTTGGTGTAACAGATCGTATCATATTAGAGAAGTATGGCTTTACTATTGTGAATACACGCAAGAGTAATCCATTAATTACAGATACAGATAACACAAGTAATGGCTTTATCAATCGTGGCGGTTTAGTCGTGCAACCTGATGATAAGTTTTTATTAGAAGCATTGCAAACATATCATTTCGAAGATGGTAGTCGTAAGAAGTTAGTCAAGTACAGTGAAAGTAGATATGCACACATAGACGGATTAGGTGATTGCATACGTTATGGCATACATCATCTGTTCCCAATACAACACGACAGCTTATCTATCAATGAGTTTGTAGGTATGGATCCACGTATCAGTAGACAAAATACACCTGGCTTACAGCATATGCCGGAGAGTCCGTTGTATCCAGGTGGACCAAGTTGGGAAGAGATTATGAATGGCGATGTACAGGAGGACTTTCAAGTATGGGCTTAAATTTAGGTAGAGCTAAAGGCTGGAGTAATGGTATTCCATTAATTGATAGACTACTACGTAATGTAAAAATAGACCAATATACTAACTGTTGGGAATGGCAAGGTGGTAAAAACAATATTGGCTATGGTATGATACGTGACGGTAAACAAATGCGAACAACACATCGTGTAAGTTACGAAGAACATAGCAATACTGTAATACCTGCAGGTTTAGTAGTAATGCATAGTTGTGATAACAAAAGCTGTTGCAATCCAGCGCATCTAAGCGTAGGTACTATGAAAGATAATATGCACGATATGATAAGAAAAAATCGTCATAAGCCCTTTGGTGGAACACTAGCACAGCGTGGAATGACAGGTAAACAACAGCCTAGAACTACGTGCAAGTACTGTATGCAATCAATGCCAAACAATAGCTATGCAAGATTTCACGGAGATAAGTGTAAGCTTAAACCTTAAGCATAAATACATTATGCATAAATCAACAGAACTCGCTCTAAGCGATATAAAGAGACAAAACAATGTACAACAATCGTGATTTACTAAAACGCAATGTAGTATACGACAACATCTATTTGCAGATGTTATCGTATCAATACGCATATCTTGGCGGCATTACATTTAAGCAAGCTGTTCGCAAGAAAAGACCTAGTGAAGATAGCACACTCTATCTTGACTTAGTAGCTAACACAGTAGCACAGCCTATCTGTCGTTACATTGTTGATACTATCAATGATGTATTGTTTGAGCCAGGCATCAAACGCAATTTACAATTCTGTACACCACAAGGTAAACGTATCGCTCCTGAGAATAATGAATGGATTGATTTGTTTCAATTAGATGCCGATCTAACTAATCGTAGTATGAATGGCTTTATGGAAGGTGTAGGAGATTTAACAAGTATATTTGGGCATTGTTGGGTCGCAGTCGATATGCCCCAAGCAACAGAAGGGAATCTTGGCAGACCATATGTGTGTGCCATTAGCCCATTGGATGTATGGGACTGGGAGTTTGACTACTACGGTGGTCGACCACTGCTCAAATATGTTAAAATCAAAGAGATGGAAGAAACAGATTGTTACTACATCAAGTGCTATCATTTGGGCGATGCAACAACTCCATCACGTTGGGAAAGCTATGAAGTACAAAAAGGACCTGGTAAAGAAAATCAACCTGCAGAGAAAATAGGCGAAGGTACATATCCACCTGGTATGAGCGTGCCTGTATTCATTGCATATGGTCGCAGAGATCCTAGAACAATGGAATGTGGCGTAAGTGATATCGATAGTGCAAGTGACGCACAAAAAGAATACTACAAATTAGAATGCGAAAAGTATACAGCATTACAGTTTGCACACACAATCATTCGTGCAGATAAAGGCATTAGTGTTCCGGTACACGCAGGCGCTATTGTTCGTGCTAATGAAGGACAGATTGAAGCTATTGCAATTGACACTGGTGACGTAGACGCAATCATTAAAGCACAAGATAACATACTAGAACAGATAGAAGCATTGACTGGCTTAGGTGGCTTACGCACAAGTAAGAATCAAATTGCGTCAGGTGTCGCTATTATTGAAGAACGTAAACAACTACATAGAACTGCTAAAGCTAAAGCACGATTGATGGAAGTTACAGAAGAAATGATTTACACTTATGCCGCACGTTTTATGGATCAACGTTGGGCTGGCGAAGTGCATTACAACACTGACTATGAAGCGCACGACACTAACTATCGTATGGCATTGATTAAATCTGCTAATGAGTTAGCTGGTGATAATGAGATAGTTAAATCATTGATTACAAAAGAAATTATTGCATTATTATCACCTGCTGAAGACATACCAGAATACGAGCAAGTGTTCATCAATACTATTCAAGATGGTCAGTTAAAAGCATTGATGCAAGAAAACAATGACCAAGTACTGAGCAGAGATTTAGAACCTAGTATGATACCTACGCACGAAGAATACGGCGAAGATGAAGATGGTAAAGAAGAAGCTGAATACGATGATGAAAACGGAGTACCAGATAACACAAGTATATTAGGTGGTGCTGGAACTCCAGTAACAGACGTAGGATTAACCTACTATCCAAATCAAGTAGCACCTGCATTATTGCTAGGTGGTACAGCAGGTAGATAATACTACCTATAAACTAATTGTAATAAATACAATACAAACTCGGTGATAACGTAAAATCAAGGAAAAAATTAAATGGATCAACAATCTTTCGTTGGCAACGACAGCCAGACTAATACTAACCAGTCAGTGGAAACACAAGAAGGTGGTAACGAGCAAGTGAATGCTGGTGCTATTCGTAAGAGTACTACACAAGGTTTATTAACTGCCCTTAGCAATGCTAGTGGTACTCAATTTACTAGTGTAGAAGATGCTCTTGCTTATATTGCTAGAACAAGTGCTCAACAACTCGGTGGCAACGCACAGCCAGTGGAACAACCAAAAGTACAGCCAAGTTCAGGACGTGTTACAACTAATGACTTGCACGAACGCTTTAACGAACTATCACAAAATCTTGCACGTAAAGAGCAAGCATTGCGTGAGAAGGAACTTGATAGCGATATTCAGCGAGCAATGGGCGACAAGTTCGACAGTGATTTGATTGATTACGCACTGAATAAAGTTAAAAGCAATATTCAATGGAACGATGATGGCACATATGCTATCGTCAATCAAAAGGGTCAAGAACGTTATGGTAGTGATGGTATGCCACTTACAATCCAGGGATTGGTACAAGAGGTAGCTCAGGGTAATCCTAAGTTATTGAGACAGAGCAATTCCAATTCTGGATCAGGTTTAAGACCTGGACAAGGTAGTTTTACTGGTGCGTTAGAAGAAACTATACCAGACTATTCACGTGACCCTGCCGCATTCAATGCGTGGGCTAACAAGAATGGTCTAGGTAAAGGTGTCGGACTAAAAGGTCTAGGCGTATCAGCAAGTGTATCGAATTCAAGTCGTAAAGTGCTCTGAAGCCAACAAAATTTAATTTAAGGAAAATATTATGGCATACGTCTTAGGCGGCCCCAATAATGAGGGCGATGGTTTTACAACAGCGATTTCAAATTTCGCATTACGTGCTATGCACGAATCAAATGGTCTAGTTAACTTCACTAACGTTGTTACACCTACACAAGGTCAAACATTCTTAGTACCAAACTTCGCACCGATTACATATCAAGATTATAATCCTAACGGCGCTAATGGTACCTTTGGTACTGGTAACGCTGTTGTACAGAATCCTGCATTGGGTCAAGGTACAATTACAGCAACTCCTGCAGTTGCACAAACAGCATTCGATATCTTCTACGGTTGGACTACATCGTTCACCCTAGCGGCTACTCTTGGTGCTGAACTTGGTGAGAGTTTCGCAGAGAAGGTTGACCAACGTGTTACAGCGGCGTTCTTATCATTCAAAGCAACTCCAAGCAACACATACTACGCAACTAGCGCAGACGGATTTGATCGTGTCTTACAATTAGGTGCTATGGAACTTCTTGGCGCTGGCACTCCAGCTAATACAGCAGGTTGGACAACTGGCTTCTCAAGCGCACAAGTTTTAGAGCTTGTTCGTAACGTTAAGCAGAACTTCAAAGTTGCTCGTATGCCTGGCGCTCCTGTTATCGTACTTGATTCTAATGGTTATTGCACAGAAAACGTTCCTGGCTCAGCCGGTGGTTCTGGTTCTAGTTTGACTCGCCTATTGGCTGAATTGACTGGTGGTGCAGTATCACAAAGTGGTGGTAGTAACCTATCAGCACTTGGTAACGAATTGTTAACAACAGGTAAGATTGAGTCAGTTTATGGATGTATGATTATGTTCACAACATTCTTGCAACCTACAAATCGTATATTGTTGGGTCAAGCATCAGCAAGCTCCGTACTAGTTGGTGCTTATATGGGTGATAGCGCAATCTTTACAGTAATGAAAGAAGGCTTGCAATTGAAGACTGGTGAAGTCCCAGGTGGCTTGCAAATTTGGTTAACCGGAGTTGGATATTTTGGATCTGGCGTTGGTGACTTG